GATCTGGAGGCTCTGCCCGCTGTTGCAGATACGCGCAGCAATGAGATCGCACTTCTTCGCGACGAGAACGCGCGGCTTCGGCGAGCGCTGGCTGATGTCGAGCTGATCCTGACTGGACTGCGCGGCGACCGCGACGAGTTCTGGATTGTGCAGACGAAGGACGGTGCAGAAGTTGCGCGGCACAACCCGCGATACGTTGAAACGATTGAGTGGGCGAAGACATGAATGCGGCTAACACCGGCAATGAGCCGCGCCGGTAGGCGTCGGCTCGATTGGCTAGTTAGCCGCCACTACGAGAGCGGAGCGACAGGAGAGCGAAATGCCGAACCATTGCCACAATGACCTGTATATCTCTGGCACAAGCGAGGATGTAGCTGCGGTGCTTGCGCTGATTGGCGCAGACCGCAATCCGCCAGAGTTTGACTTCAATGCTCTGATTCCATACCCAGAGCAATTCGCCCAGATGGATGCCGAGAGTCGCGCGTTTGGATTTGGCGCCAAGACGACGAAGGAGGAGCAAGACAAAGCCAGGGAAGCATACGTCGCGAAGTGGGGCCACGACAAAGACGGATTCAACTCCGGTGGCATTGAATGGAAGCGCGAAAACTGGGGCACGAAGTGGGGTGCTTATGATGTTGCGCGCCGCGATTACGCCGGAGTGTGCATTACCTACCAAACGGCATGGTCGCCGGCGCGCCAGATTGTTGAAGCTCTCGCCAAGCGGTTCCCTTCGGTCACATTCGCGCTTGAGTACTTCGAGCGCGGCGTTGGTTATTGCGGCGGATTCGAGTGCCCGAGCGCTGATGACTATTTCCATGCCGACGAACCGTGGCATGCGGGCATCGTCGTCGACCAATGGCACTCCGATGAATACCAGGGCTGCCGTGGCGGCTAACGTTGGAATTGAGCGGCGCCCGCCTTTGGGGCGTCCGCTCGAATGACCAGTTAGGCATGGTTGAGAAACGCAAAGGACAGTGATGAGTGAATTTGCATTGCACGGGCACGACCTGTTTGGCGAAGTGGTGAAGCCGAAGGCAAGCGGCCCCGTGGCGGAACGTTTCACGCTGCCGCCGTTTACGATATTGGATGCGCGCAGCGGAGAGTGGCAAGAACGCAAAAGGGCTTGGCTTTCGATGGGATTTAGAAGCGAAGTCGGGCGGCTGGAGAATTCGCTTGGGATGTCCGATGCTGCCAGCCTTGGAGAAAAAGATACAAGCATTTTTGACCCGGTTGCAGTTGAACTTGCTGTGCGCTGGTTCAGCCCGGCAGGCGGCCAGGTCGTTGATCCATTTGCAGGCGGCAGCGTGCGCGGGATCGTGGCCGGGTGCCTGGGCCGGCAGTATTGGGGCTGCGGTTTGCGCGCCGAACAGGTTGCAGCAAACGAAGTGCAGGCCGAACAGATTGCACCGCAGGTGCGCCCGGTTTGGATATGCGGCGACAGCATGGAAACGCTGGCCGATGCGCCTGCTGCTGACTTCGTGTTTTCGTGCCCGCCGTATGGCGACCTTGAGCGGTACAGCGACGACCCGCGCGACCTTAGCGCGATGGATTGGCACGCCTTCGTGGCCGCATACAAGCGGATCATTCTGCGCGCCGTCGGCAAGATGAAGCCCGACACATTCGCGTGCTTCGTGGTGGGCGACTTCCGCGACGGCAAAGGGTTCTATCGAAACTTCGTGAGCGAAACGATAGACGGCTTTGAACAGGCAGGCGCGCGGCTATACAACGAGGCGATTCTGGCGACTGCCATCGGCACGGCGAGCATGCGCGTGGCGTCTATGTTTGTGCCCAGCCGCAAACTTTGCAAAGTGCACCAGAACGTGCTGGTGTTCTGCAAGGGCGATTGGCGCGCGGCTGCCGCGAAGTGCAATGGCATTGGCAATGCCTAACTCGATGTCGACGTCCTAATTGACGCAACACTATGCGTCACACGGCAACCGGAAACGTCTTTTCATGCCCCTCCTGACCATCGCCGATGCCGCCACACAGCTCGCCACCTCGCGGCGCACGGTCGAGCGCGAGATTGCTGACGGCAAACTGGCCGTGATCCTGGTTCGCGGAAGCCGACGGGTTGCGCAATCCGACCTCGACGACTACATTGCCCACCAGAGGAGGGGCTAGCAATGGCAGTCTACAAGCGCGGGGACCGCTGGCACTACCGTTTCCAAGTCGGCGGCCAGTCGTTCTCGGGCAGCGCTGGAGCAGGCGCTTCACGATCTGCGGCTGTCCAGCTCGAGGCACAGCGCCGATCGCAAATCGAATCGGAAAGCGGCGCAGATGCCCGGCACACTGTCGACGACGCCGTGAAGGTGAGCGGCTGCCCGCCCCACGAAACGAACAAGGAGTGATGACGATGGAACAACAACAAACCGAAACCGAAGCCCCTGGCGGGCAGTCGCGCTCGACCGTAGGGTTGGGGGCGCGGTTGTTCCCGGTGTTGCAGCCACCGAATGGCTGCCCGCATTTCGTGCGGTGGGATGCGCTCGACGAAGGGTGGGCACTACGCATACACCATCAGACGCTGGAGAGACTGGCAGATCGTGGCGGACTTTCGCCGGCCGAAATTTTCATCAACGTGCGCCACCTGAGGTATTACAAGGTGCCAGACGTGGACGCCGTTGCGCTGTGCCACGATCTGGCCCCCAACGCAAAGCTAACCGGACAAGGAGGCGCTACATGCGTAGAAGAAACGAGATGATGCCGCCCGCCGACCCGGGTCCGGTTGAGCGACCTGTTAGGCAACGCGAACCGAGCGCGCATGTTGCTTGGTGCCGCTACGTGACGAAGCACGAGAGGCCGACGCGCATTGTGCTGTGCGACAGCGATGCCGAAGGCGCCTTCCCTGTGTTCCGCCGCCCGCACGATGACGAGTGCACGAACGACCTCTATGCCCGCAGCGTCTGCGAAGGAATGTGGGCCGACAAGTGCGACGACGTGATTGCGCTGGTGGATGCGCTGCGCGCCGTGTACTCATTGGCGGGCGAAAGCCGCGACTTGAAGCGCATCGTTCATGAGGCGATTGCGAAGCACGGCGGGCCTGAAGTTGCCTAACTCGATGTCGACGTCCTAATTGACGCAACACTATGCGTCACACGGCAACCGGAAACGTCTTTTCATGCCCCTCCTGACCATCGCCGAGGCCACGGCAGCGCTTGATGCTGCGATTGCAAGGCACAAAGCCGCGGAGAGAGCAGCAGCAGAGATGTATTGCGATGTCATCAGGGCTAGAGAGGCTCTGGATGCTGCGTTTGCCGCTGAGGATGAAACATTGCCGCAGTGCGTTGTCGCTGCTGGCGGATTCCGTGACATACGAAGCTACAAAATGGTTATTGTCGAGCGCAACAAAGACCATATCAGATGCCGTTACATCGGCGACAGAGGCGGCTTTGTGACGTTCAAGTGGAATGCCGGAGAGGAAGCGTACATAGCCACCAGAGGGTGCGCGTTTGATCGCAACAGGAGGATTGTCGCGATTGACGGTGACGAACGCCTGCGCGAACCAACAAAGCAAGACAGTGAGGCTTCAGCGTGACCTATATCCCGACGCCAGGCCCATTGCCGGGAGAGCAGTGGATTCCATCAAATAGCTATGACGGCATGTTGATGTTGCGATCGATGTGCTTAACGTGTTCGCGCGACAAATCATTGCGCGAAGGCGTGGATCTATGGGAGTGCGACGACAACGAGCTTTGCGAAATCATCGCCGCATCGTTTCGTGGCGAGGCTGTCGAGTGGCGCGAGATGGATAACGGCGAGGTGACGTGCATCGCTTACGTCAGGAACGGCGACGCGATTACTGACCAGAGGTGTCAGCATACGATGGAGATGTTCGCATGAGATATACAGCTGTTTTTGAATGGCCGCATGGCGAGAGGCCGGTTATCTGCAGTGGTGACGGATGGAATGGCGGAAAGTTGTGCTCTATCCATCTCAGCGATGCCCTCCAAGAGTTGCAACGTCTGCGCGCGGCGGCACAGCATTACTGTCTATTCTTGCACAACGAGATTAATGATCCGAAGTTGTGTATAGATGACGACCACAGGGCTGCTGTAGAGGCGCTGTGGGCCGCTGTGGTCGGCGCATAAATGTCATGGCTGATTTCGCGGGCTCTGATGGAGGATTACGCGAACTCGCACTCTTTGCCGGCGCTGGTGGCGGAATACTCGGCGGCAAGCTGCTTGGGTGGCGAACCGTCTGTGCAGTCGAGTGTGAGCCCTACGCCGCAAGCGTACTTGTCGCCCGACAGAACGACGGCTTTCTCCCGCCTTTCCCGATTTGGGATGACGTTTGCACCTTTGACGGACGACCGTGGCGGGGAGTTGTTGACGTGGTTTCTGGCGGCTTCCCATGTCAGGACATCAGCGCTGCCGGAAAAGGCGCAGGAATCGACGGAGAACGATCCGGCTTGTGGGGGCAGATGGCGCGAATTATCGGTGAGGTACGACCGCAATACGTCTTCGTGGAAAACTCACCGCTGCTTGTGGGCCGAGGACTTGCCCGCGTCCTCGCTGACCTTGCCGAGATGGGGTTTGATGCGCGATGGGGTGTTGTCGGAGCTTGCGACGTTGGAGCTCCGCACCGGCGCGAAAGAATCTGGATTGTGGCCAACGCCAAATGCAATGCCAGCTACAAGCGACCTGGGTTTTCAATGCAGCGGGGACGGCAGGAAGAAGCCAAACAAACTGGGATGGGCTGTTGCGCAGCAGATGTACCCGACGCCACTGGCGACCAACACGAAGGCCAACCACATGCGCAGTGGCGGACGACCGGCGAGAAGCTATTGGCCGACGCCGAAAGCGAACGACGCGGAAAAAAGGTGGAATTTCGACACGAGCAACCCGAGAAACGGCTTGCCGGCGGCTGCGAAATCGTGGCCCATGCCGACTGTGAACGACAGCAAAAACAGTACGCTGCCCCCTTCACAAGTTCGTCACGACAATATCGCGGGGGCGCTGTTGAGATCCGGACAGCAGCCTGGTGGGCAACTGAACCCGACGTGGGTCGAGTGGCTGATGAATTGGCCGATCAACTGGACATCTTTGGAGTCATTAGAGCGTGAACACTTTGAGTACTGGCAGGAAAAGAGCGCAGCGGGCGTATCCGATTGCGGAGGAAGACAGGTGCGAGCACTGTGGTTCGATCAAGACCCTTCAGAGACACCATATCGACCGCGATCCAATGAACAACGCGCCGGACAACATCGCACTACTATGCGTGGACTGCCATGCGAAACAACACAGGACAATCCAGCCTGCGACCTGCCAAATTTGCGGGCTGGAGTTTCAGCCGAAACGCAGCAGGAGAGCAACGCTTTGCGGGGCTGCGCAATGCCTGAGCGAGAAGGGGAGACGATCAGCCGCGTTGCGTTGGGCGTGACAGCAAGGGTTGACCGACTTAAAGCCATTGGGAACGGCCAAGTTCCGGCAGTGGCTGCAGCAGCATGGCGGATACTGACGAACAATAAATAGGAAGCAAGAAGATGCTTTTCAACACTCATCCAGAGGCACTGCACGAATACCGGAGCCGCACAGAACGCGATGCTGCGACGACTCAGGCTGTAATGTCATACGCATACAAGTGCAAGAAATGCGGCGCGGAAATGCGAATGCCTGCCGGGCGCAAGAAATATGAATTCGGAGGGTGGATTTGTCCGGGGTGTGCGGCGAAGTGACCGTGTTGCTGCCATATCCACCAAGCGCGAACCGCTACATCAGGCGAACAGCGCGCGGCTGCTACAGGACTGCTGAGGCAGATCGGTACAGAGCGACAGCGAGGGCGCTGGCTATCAGCAACGGCGCTTCCTGCCTGTCAGGGCCTGTTGTTGTTGTGGCGACGCTGCTGCCGAAGATGACCAAGAATGGTGCGGCGAGCAAGATCAGGATCGACATCGACAACGGCGTCAAGGTGGCCTGCGACGCGCTGCAGGGCGTCTGCTATGCGGATGACAGCCAGATTGTGCGGCTGACAATCCAGATCGGCGATGCTGTTTCAGGCGGCGGGCTGCGGATCAGCGTGAGCGAGGCGTCAGGCTAATTTCGATTGATGTCTACAGCTATCAACTGTAGAATTAGATTTCTACTGTAGGGGCGCAGCAATGAGCGTGACGTTCACCAAGCTGTTCAGCAGCATCACGGAAAGTACCGTCTGGTGTGAGCCGGATTCGACGCGGATCGTATGGATCACGATGCTCGCGATGGCCGACCGCAGGGGGCGCGTTTGGGGCTCAATTCCTGGATTGGCGAACCGCGCAAGAGTCACGATCGAGCAGACAGAGCGCGCGCTGCGGACGTTCAAATCGCCTGACAGGTACTCTCGAACACCAGACAACGAAGGACGAAGGGTCGAGGACATAGACGGCGGCTGGTTCTTGCTGAACTACGAAAAACACAGAGCGACGCAGGACGAGGAATCGGTCAAGGAGTCGAAACGCCGCTACATCAACCGCCGGCGCGAGGCTGAACGAGCGGCAAAAGCTACTGCAGTAGAGGCCGAAACAGCGCAAATTCTGTCGAAAAACTTTTCTACAGTAGATACCTGTCGAAGCCTGTCGATACAAGCAGAAGCAGAAGCAGAAGCAGAAGCAGAAGCAGAAACAACAAAAGCTAGAAAAGCTAAGTCAACTACCTTGATCATTCCGCCAGGCTTTGAAGCCTTCTGGTCGGCGTATCCGCGAAAGATTGGGAAGCGTGCAGCGATGACCGCATGGGCACGTCTGAAGGTCAATGGGAGCTTTGACAAGGTGTTGGCGGCTGTCGAGCAGCAGAAGCGCAGCGAGCAGTGGATGAGGGACGGCGGGCAGTTCATCCCGCATCCTGCTACCTGGCTGAATCAGGGGCGATGGGACGACGAGCCAGCATCTGCGATTGCTCCCAGCCTGCGTGTCGTCGGCCCGAGGACCGTATGAATCCTCCGACCGGACTAGCGGCTCTGGTGGCTTTCCGAACCGCTGGCAAGCTGCCTGCAAGGCAGGTTTCACTGAGCATTGGCGATAACTGGAAGGCTCCTGATTGGTTTTCGTATCCTGGATTCCTGACATTCCCAGAAGGTGTTATCCGGACTGGCGACCGACTTGATGATCTGGATTTGCGCGTCTTTGCTGGACTCGATGTTTTTGTCCACGCACCGAGATACGACGACCGGGTTGCCGAGATATTCGACAGGCTGCAGCAATACGCGCGATATATCCTGCTCGTGATTCTCGACTGGCCGATCGAGGACTTTGGAATCGAATGGAGGAAGTCGTGATTTTCGCTGACGACGATATTGACTTTTCGGCGTACATGGCGATGACTGATCATGACCATCGCTTGCGGCCGGCTTCTGCGTATATCGGCGCCGTGACAGAATCGCTGTTCAATCCTCAGGCACCTAAAGGCGCTCGCCTGCCATTCCGCAAGATGGCCGACAAACTGCGGTTCAGATCAGGCGAGGTAACGATATGGACTGGTTTTAACGGTCACGGTAAATCTCTGCTGCTTGGACAAGTTGTGCTCGGGCTTGTGGTGCAGCGCGAGAAAACATGCATCGCGTCGATGGAGATGTCACCAGCTGCAACGCTAATCAGGATGGCTAAGCAGGGCGAGGGAGTACCAAATCCGTCTCGCGATTTTGTGGATTCAATGTTTTGCGATAACGGATTCGGGCAATTCATCTGGTTGTACGACCAACAGGGAATGGTCAATCCGGAGAAAATCGCAGCAATTGGCGCATACGCAAAAGAGAAACGCGGATGCTGCCATTTCGTCGTCGATTCGCTGCTGAAATGCGGAATGGGCGAGGACGACTACAACGGGCAGAAAAGGTTTGTCGATCGGCTATGCACGCTGGCCCGTGATTCCGGTATCCACGTGCATCTAGTTTGTCACTCTCGCAAGGGCAGGGACGAGATGACTCCACCTGGGAAAATGGACGTTCGCGGCGCAGCGTCAATCACAGATCAGGTGGATAACGTCATCACCGTTTGGCGAAACAAGGTTAAGGAGGCTGCTTTTGAAGTCGGGTCTGGTTATCTGCCTTCTGATCCGGACGCGCAAATGATTGTCAGCAAGCAGCGGCACGGGGAATGGGAAGGCACGTGCAATCTCTGGTTTGATCCGCGTAGCCAGCAGTTTATGGAATCAGCTGGAATGCGTCCGGCTAATCTGCTGAACGCGGCTCTGTACGAGTGATGCACATCTCGCACTGGCTGGCGCTGGCTGTCGAGGCTGGGGAGCTTCCGGTAGCAGTTTTGGGCGGAAGCGGCGAAACGCATGTTTCCGGAGAAGCGAAGATGCCCCTAGGACGCGCAGGAAGCGGCATAGAAAGCGCGATCGGTGGTTGCGCTATACAGACGAGCGCATCGGGTGGGCAGATAGCGCATTGTGGCGCGATTGTGGAGGTTTTGAGATGACAGGGAAAAGACCAGATCTGATGACCAAGCTGCTGCCGTGCCCGTTCTGCGGTAGCGATCCAGTGGTGTCGAATGACAGGACGTTTCGCGCTCTGTTTGCTATTGGCTGCCAGAAAGAGCATTGCCTGCAGCCTGAAACGCAATGGTCGGATCTGGAATCGTGCGTTCAAACATGGAATCTGCGATACAAGCCGGTCGAAAGCAAGTGATTTCAGACAAACAATAACGGAGGAATAGCAGTGAAAGGATACGAGAGTTTTATAGCAAAAAAATCTGTCACCGATCCAGATACAGGGATGACAGACATTCCTGATCTGAACCCGATGCTGTTCGAGTACCAGCGGGACATCATCAGGTGGGCGCTTCGCAGGGGCCGCGCAGGGGTTTATGCAGACTGCGGAATGGGAAAGGGTCCGATCGCGATGGAGTGGGCGAATCGGCAGCCGCACGAGTGCATCATTTCTGCGCCGCTGGCAGTCGCGCATCAGTTTGTCCGCGAGGCTCAGAAGTTCGGGATTGACCTGGCTTACGCGAAGGACCATTCGCAGATTACGAAGCGGATCACGGTGACGAACTTTGAGAGGCTTGAGAATTTCCATTTGGATCAATTTGGCGCTGTTGCTCAGGACGAATCCAGCATTCTCAAAAATGCATCCGGCGCGTATTGCAATTGGGCGATTGACGCATTCAAAGGCACGCCGTTTAGGCTTTGCCTGTCTGCGACTCCGGCTCCAAATGATGTGATGGAAATCGGCACGCAGGCGGAATTTCTCGGCGTGATGACTCGCGGCGAAATGCTCGCGATGTATTTCACCCATGACGGCGGCGATACAAGCAAATGGCGCGTCAAGGGTCACGCTAAAAAGGCGTTTTGGGAATGGCTGGCCTCATGGGCCGTGATGCTTCGCAAGCCGTCGGATCTCGGGTATTCGGACGAAGGATTCATTCTGCCGCCGCTTTTGATGCATGAGCAGTGCGTCAAGGTCAATCACGCGCAGCAGGGTTATCTGTTCGCGATGGAAGCGCAGACTTTGCAGGAGCGGCAGGCGGCGCGTCGCGATTCGATTGATGATCGCGTGAAGGCATGCGCTGACATCGTTAATGCGACGGACAGGCCATTTCTCGTCTGGTGCAATTTGAATGCAGAAAGCGAGGCTTTGACGAAGGCGATTCATGGCGCAGTGGAAGTGCGCGGCAGCGATTCGGACGACCACAAGGAACAGGCGATTGCTGGATTCATCGACGGATCCATCCGGGTGATCGTATCGAAGCCTAGAATCGTCGGGCTAGGGCTCAATTTTCAGCATTGCGCTGACATGGCCTACGTAGGCTTGTCAGATTCCTACGAGCAGTTGTATCAGTCGATCAGGAGGTGTTGGCGCTTCGGGCAAACAAATCCGGTCAATGTGCATGTCATCACGGCTGAGACAGAGGGCGCTGTCGTGTCGAATATCCGGCGCAAAGAGCGCGAGGCTGAGGAAACGTACAACAGCATGATCGAGCACATGAAGGATCTCAACTCGGCTGCTCTGCACGGCGCGTCGAGCAGGAACAAAACTGACTACAAGCCGCGCGCCGGTTTGATGATTCCATCATGGATGAGCTGAGATGCAGACGAAAACGCAAAGCATGATCGAGTCAATCGCCAATGTCACGATAGGGTATTTCGTGGCGATCGGCGCGCAGATGGCGATCTTCCCGGCTATGGGGATCCGTGTCGAGCTGAAAGAAAACCTAGTCATCGGCCTGTTCTTTACCGCAGTGTCGATCGTCAGAAGCTACGCCGTCCGTAGGCTTTTCAACAAGCTGCATAACAAGGAGGAATCATGAACATCCTGAATCAAGAGCAAGGCGAGAACTGGACGCTGGCGCACGGGGACTGCATCGAGGTGCTGAACGCCATGCCTGATGAGTCAGTGCATTTGTCGATCTTCTCGCCGCCGTATGCCAGCCTTTACACCTATAGCAACAGCGACCGCGACCTCGGGAACAGTGCGAGCGACGATCAGTTCTATGAGCACTTCGGGTACGTCGTTGCTGGCCTGCTGCGTGTCACGAAGCCTGGTAGGATCGTATGTGTCGATGTCATGAATATTCCAGCCATGAAGGAGCGCGACGGATACATCGGGCTGAAGGATTTTCGCGGTAACATGATTCGCGCATTCCAGAAAGCAGGCTTCATTTTCCACAGCGAGCACTGCGCATGGAAGGATCCACTGATCGAGGCGACGCGGACGAAGGCTTTGGGTTTGATGCACAAACAGCTATGCAAGGATTCGACACGCTCTCGGGCCGGCATTCCGCAATACCTGCTCGCATTTCGCAAGGATGGCGAGAACGCCGAGCCGGTGGCGCACATCGACGGGATGACAGAGTTCGCCGGCGAGAACCCACCGATCCACGGCAATCTTTCACACGAGCGCTGGCGCAGGTACGCTTCCCCGGTCTGGATGGACATCAACTTCTCCAACACATTGAACGCGGCTGCGGCGCGTGACAACGAGGACGAGCGGCACGTCTGCCCGATGGCGCTTGATTTGATCGAGCGGGCGATGTACCTGTGGAGCAATCCTGGTGACGTGGTTTTTGACCCGTTCTCCGGCGTCGGTTCGACTGGCTATCAGGCGATCAAGATGGGGAGAAAGTTCATCGGATCGGAGCTGAAGGAAAGCTATTTCAGGCAGGCGGTCAAGAACATCGCGGCCGCTCGTTCGAATCAGGGCGGACTTTTTTGATTCTGACGCTACCGAGAAGCGACGGAGCCGACGACCGCCGACTGTGCGCAGACTGCAGGCACTTCAAAGCGCCTGTCTGTCGGATAGCGAAGCCTGGCGGCGTGGTGTCGGCGAAGTATGGGTATCAGCCGGCCGAGGCGGGGCTGCTGCAGCGGTGCAGGGGGTTTTCCAAATGAAAACAGAAGATTTCGATTTGCAATGCGTTTGCGGGTCAATTCCTGTTGTGCAGCAGCGTGCAGATCATGCTTGGTGGAAGATCAAATGCATGTCTTGCGGAGAAGAGAGTGGAGAAAGAAAATCGTGGCAAACAGCGATGACGGCTTGGCGGTGGAAAATGAAAGCATTGCGATCGACGCATGGCGCGAGCGCGTCGCAATCGTCCGATTCAGTCAAGGTTTCGAGATGACCGACAGGCAGGCTCAGAGGATCGTGCAGCAGCAGATGGGGCTGAGCGATGCCGCTGCACTGGAGATGGCTGAGATTGATCAGCGGATCGGCTGATGCTCGTCGATCTGCTTGCGGACCCATGCAGCTCCGCCGAGTGATGCCAGCTTCGCGCGCTGGCTGGTGGTCAGTCGCAGCGACACAGTTACCGTTTGGTCGGTGTCGCTGATCGGTTTGCGGCCCTGGTTGCGGTTTGGGCCGCCGCGTTGGTTTTTGTCAGTCATCAGTCACTACTCGCAAGATGCATTCCGGGTATTTCGGGTCATCGCCGGCGTCGTGAAACTGCAAATGGCAGTTGGCCATTCCGCTGCACATTTCGTCGCTCGGCCACAGCCCGTCAACGTCCGATTCAGACTCGGCGATCGCGATGAGCGACCATCTTTCTCCTTCGGAAAGTTCGGCGAGTTTGAAATAAAACCCATTGTGCAGAAACGAGAAACAGCGTTGTTCGGTTTCCATGTTGATATCCTGTGTTGTGGTCTGGTTCATGCCAGCGAGTATCCGGCGCGCTGCAGCAGAGATGCGTCGGCCGGAGTGACGACCATGTACGGCAATACCTTTTCGTCGTCTCCAAGCATGACGACCATCGGACAATCAGAGCTGGCTGCAAACAACCTTGCGGTCGCCAAAGTAGGCATGCGGTAGACGGTGCTTTTTGTGACTTTCATTTCGTTCTCCTGTGGTTTGTTGCTTTAGTCATTTGCCGTCACAATCGGAGCCATACTGTAAGAGCCACAAGGCTTGATGAATTCGGAGTTGTCGTAAATGCCGATGCGGAAAGTTTTTTTCTCGCCGCGAACGGTTACTGTAACAGTCTTTTCAGTGCGCTTTTCTATCGTTACGCTGATGATGCATTTGTAATCGCAAGCGCTGCGAGTGCTGTAAGTTTTGCCGGTTTGGA